TTGGCGATTCGTCTTCATAAACTGGCTGTTGCTTTAGGTGTCTTTATTGTTAGCGCTCCTGCCTTTTCGCATGGTCATCACTCACACGGCAAACCCTTAACAGAGGTCGAACAAAAAGCTGCTAATGGTGTTTTTGATGATACCAATGTACAAAACCGAACGCTCAGTGACTGGGATGGAGTCTGGCAATCCGTTTACCCTTTACTGCAAAGTGGCAAACTTGACCCCGTCTTTCAGAAGAAAGCGGATGCAGATAAAACCAAAACATTTGCTGAAATTAAAGATTATTATCGCAAAGGTTATGCGACAGATATCGAAATGATTGGCATTGAGGACGGCATTGTCGAATTCCATAGAAATAATGAAACAACATCCTGTAAATATGATTACGATGGATACAAAATACTCACCTATAAATCAGGCAAGAAAGGCGTTCGTTACTTATTCGAATGTAAAGATCCTGAAAGCAAAGCCCCTAAATATATACAATTTAGCGATCATATAATTGCACCACGAAAATCATCTCATTTTCACATTTTTATGGGTAATGATTCCCAGCAATCTTTATTGAATGAAATGGAAAACTGGCCAACGTATTATCCCTATCAGTTGAGTAGCGAAGAAGTGGTCGAGGAGATGATGTCTCATTGATTTTTTTGCGCTGACTTCAGTTATTTAACAGAACAGTGCCTGGTAGTAACAACAATAATTTACCAAGACAAATAAGTAAGACAAACTCAGACACGCTCATACTTGAGTCGTGTCTTTTTTATTATGTCTGTAGAAAAAAACTGAGAAAAAGGCGAACAATAAATACACAACTCAGCCATACAGACTGGCAGCGCAAATGTCTCCAGGAGCAAGTCATCTGTCATGGTAAAGCTAACCAGAAATATAGGTTAATTTTGGTGTTTAAACCTTTTTTACTTGTTAGTATGATACAAAGGCTTTCAAAAAAGCTGGGAAATTCAACAACTCTTGGAAATTATGGACTTTGTCCCGCGGCTTTAATCTGACGGCCGCGTTCCTTTTTTGGCTCAATTATTGACCCCTTCTCTACGCAACTTCAGTTCCCGCCAGCAACTTTGCGGCAGTTTCATAGGATCAATGTCTAAAAGAATAATGGTGACCGATAAGAAAACGACTGAATAACTGTAGATTTTCGCTCGAAACCTTCCTGTCAGACCCATAGCGAATCAAGTGCTGAATGTCACAGTATCGAACAGAAAACAGTGACGATCTAACCCTTCAAGAATATCCTACGATTGTTCTGTTTAGGAAAAGCAAGGCGGGAAGTCGGGAGATAAGTCATTGATAAAGTGGCGGAGAGAGGGGGATTTGAACCCCCGGTAGAGTTGCCCCTACTCCGGTTTTCGAGACCGATGATACAGAGTCGAAAAATCAAAGAGTTAAAAATTTTTCTTGGAATAAATGTCTTAAAATCGTACACGAAAAATCAATGAATTACATAACATTAAAGAAGAATATTCCAAGCCTTCTTGAGTCCACCACCTGTTTTCAGGTGTCATTCAGACGTGATTTGCCCCAGATTGGGAAAGCACGCTTTTTTCTCAGCTTATTCCGTTTTGCCTGTGTGTTGAATAATTCCACTGCAGTTATATAAAATCGGTAACGGCTGGAAATTATTCAATACTCGCACTATCGAAAGTTAACCAGCCAACCGCAGTATCCTGTCATGACAAGTTACTGCGGCTTTTTACTTTTTATATTTAACGGATCAACATCCAGATCAGCAGACACGCCACCACCGGCACAGCAAAATCCATCAGGCTTGCCACATCCCATGCACGTGGATCAAAACCACCCCACCACGGCATGTTAATCCGCTTGCCATGCCCGAACATTTCAATCCAGCGATATTCTGCCTGGGTGTGTTCACGCGCAATGAAGAACGTACAACCGGCTATCGCTCCGTAAGCCCAGTTCCCGGTAAAAAGACCAATCAGTAGCTGCGCAGCCACAGCACAAAGCGCATGAAGGAAAGGTGTTATATCCATTTTCATCCTACCCAATAAAACGGGGCGCTCGGCCCCTTAATATTATTTAGACGCAAGCGCCGCCTCAATTGCAGATAATCTTTGTCTTAATTCTGCGTTTTCTTCTTCCAGTGCTGTTATCCTGTCGTCTGACTCTCTGGCTACCTGAACAAGCAAACCCGTTACGCCTGAGTAATCGACGGTATAGTATCTTTCTCCCTCTTCTCCATCAGACCCATTGTCCCCGCTCTTGTACTTTATTGTGCTACCAACTGATTCAGGGATTGCATTAAGTGCCTCTTGCGCAATAACGCCAGCATAAGGCATACCATTAGACTTGAGACGGTAAGTATACCCATTCATTAATCTGATGCGCTCAGTGGCATTATCAATAACCTGAATGTTTTCTTTAAGATCTCTGTCCGACACCTGGTCGAATGATGTTGCCTTGCATGGCCCGTTTATCTCAAGCTGATAGGTTTTATCTGGGTTCCTTTGTGCATAAAACAAAAAAAGCCCGCCATCATCCCTAATTTCATAAACAACTGGACGACTGGAATTTCCCCATAATAACGTCGACACACCAGAATACGCCGTACCTTGCGTGTTTAATGTCATGGTTGACCCATGATTAGCGTATTTGATTTGTAATGTGTCTGTATTATCAAACTTAATAAGCGCGTTACTTCCCCGCACACCATACGACATGAGACAGTTCCCCATTTTCAGATAACCTGAAGTACCAGGGAAGATCATTGTTCCGCCGTAAAGGTTGGTAAAATCCCAGCAAATATTTTCACCGTTATCGTTCAGGTTAAGGCGCGCCATTGCGTTCCCTGGACTGTCTATCCATTTTTTAAGGTATAGTTCGCAATACGCATCCTCAACACCTGCCGTCCTGTGAGTTGAGCGAAGTTTTCGCCCAAATATAGCTCCGCTAGTTGGCAATACCTGCTGATACCATGAAGCAGACCAGTCACCAACGGTTTCATCTTTGCTGTCTACATATGATTTTGTTGCGTAGCTTCCTTGATCGTTTTGTAGTTTACTAACATCGGATTTTAGCGTTTTGATGTCATCAGGAATTACTGTTTTTGTAACCATTGTCTTACTCCATTAAGCCCATGTCCTTACATGCTGATCTGTCGTAATGAAAGGCATTAAAGAAGATATGTTTTTACTGCCATCAACAATCCTCATGTTTACGAAAAAACCACCGCGATCAATGCCTGTACATCTTTCGTTTTCTGGCTCCTCGTAATCAATAATGCAGCCAATAACATCAACAAGAACCCCATTTTCTTCTTCAAGACTGAACAGGCCACTGTCATATACAATTGCGTTAAACTGTTCTCTGTTATCGAATCGTAATGTTATATCCCGCATTATACGTATTCCTTAAGCTGCGTATCTGACAATGCTCTGTTCCAGAAACGGAGGTTTTTTATATGACCATTAAGGTGTCGTAATCCTGTCGTCGTTTGTCCCCCGATACGAATCACAGCAGCTTCACGAATATATTTCCATACTGTTTTTGTTTCTGTGCTTATATGCTTATTTGCAAATGAGCATGTCATGCCGTCAGCCTTAACCCTGAATCCCATAACGAGATCTCTTACTCCGCATGACTCATATACACGTCGGTTAGCCCCGCCTATATCACAATAGGGATAACCGTCCTGACTGATAGTTCCAGAAGAGCCAAATCCCATGATAAATGGAGCACCTGACTGATGGTTTTCTGTATCAATTACTCGCGGTGCAGCATTATGAGAAATAAACCAGTTTTTATGGACTTCCACCATGAACGTAAAAGGCATGGTATACATATTTTTCATCAGCGGAAATTTACATAAATCTGATGCACGAGTCGCTGGCTCTGTTGTCGTTATGATAAAGGAAGTTGCACAGGCACCATACTCGAATTGCGGGGTGGTTACTTCTATCCAGTCACCTGTTGCAAAAGCCCCCACTGCTCTGTCGGCTGCAATTTGCAGCTGCGTACCAACCATTCCCCATTCTGGCAGACATTTCAGTGTTGCCTGAAAATATATCCATCCACTACCAGGGTCGATTTCAAAGTTTGCTGTTAATAGCTGGGCATTACCACCCGTAATTTGTAGTTCATGAGTCTGTAATGACAAATAGGCGTCACAAAGGAAAGTGTATCCTTCCGAGTTATACCCTTCAAAACGGATACGTGCGCGAACATTGAGATCACTTCTTACCCTGAACGACGCGGTAACATACGGACCTTTACTGTATTGATCATCGCCAGTCACATCTATGCCTTTATTACCAGCAACTGTGCATATATTTCTCCCTGTTGTCGTTCCTGCTATCTCACTTCCTACTGTGAAACGTCCATATTTAAACTCAAATTCATCTGTTGATGATGTTACAGATATACCACCGCTTTTATTCCACGCATCAGGATTAAAACTATTTACGAACATGTTTGTTCGCTGATTCTCTATCAGCAAACCATATTTTTCAAAACGAGGAACGTTATTACCTGCTACGGTAATATGCCCGGACTTATCAATATAAGTTGCTGATGAAGCGCGGCTAAATTGGCATATGCCATTAACAGGTACAGTGATTTCATCACTGCCGATGGTTATTGTTTTATAGCCCGGGGCATACCCTGTTATCGCTTCCAGAGAATCATTCAAGGGTAGCCAGATATCAGGAAGCGGAGGGACAGAAGCAGGATCAGCGGCATCTTCTGCAATCCGGGCTGCATTCTCTGCTCTTGTTGCGGCTGACGTTGCTTCTGTCTTGCTGGCTGCTGCTTTTGTTTCACTCGTCTTTGCGTTAGTTTCACTGGTTTTTGCAGCTTTTTGGCTATTAGCTGCCGCACTTGCAGAACCAGCTGCGGCACTCTCGCTTTGGGCCGCTGCATCCTGACTGTTTTTTGCCGCAGTTTCGCTGGCTTTGGCATTCGTTTCGCTGGTCTTCGCTGCCGTCTGGCTGGACTTTGCGTTAGTTTCACTCGTCTTCGCAGCTTTCTGGCTGTTAGCCGCAGCAGTTGCTGATCCAGCTGCTGAAGTCGCAGAACCGGCTGCCGCGCTCTCGCTTTCGGCTGCTGCAACCTGGCTGTTTTTTGCCGCAGTTTCACTGGCTTTGGCATTCGTTTCGCTGGTCTTCGCTGCCGTCTGGCTGGACTTTGCGTTGGTTTCGCTCGTCTTTGCGGCTGTCTCGCTGTTTTTCGCGTTGGTTTCTGATTTTTTGGCTGCTGTCGCGGAGTTTGCCGATGCAGTCTGTGAGGTCGCTGCCGCCTGTGCGCTGTTAGCTGCATTCGTTTCTGAGGTTTTCGCCGCGTTCTTCGATGATGCCGCTGCAGTTTCGGATTTCTTTGCCGCCGCTGCGCTCTGAGAGGCGGCTTCGGCGTTGCGTGCCGCTTCTTCCACCATTTCCTCAAAACGACGCAATGCCTCCGGCATGACATCATCTTCCGTCATGGCACCGAGAAAATCATTCAGCGTCCCCGGACTGGAACCTTCATAGACGGTAATGGTCCCGGCATGTGAAGGCGGAAAACCTTCAACCAGCAGGATGACGCTGTACTGGCCATACTCAACGTCCATACTGTAACGCCCGGCTTCATCAGGATTTTCAGAGGCCACCGTGTTCACCAGTACCGTGGTGCTGTTACGCTTTGCCTTCAGTTGAATAGTGCAGTTCTGTATTGGTTTTCCCGCACCATCTTTCAGCACACCTGAGATTTTTACTGCTGCCATATCCACTCCACAAAAAAGCCCGCCTGAACCGGCGGGCTGTCATAACACTGTGTTACCTGGCTAATCAGAACTTATAACCGACACCCACGATGAAACCGTCAGTGCGCCAGTCGCCACTGCCGGAGCCTTCATAAGCAATATCAATGGCCACGGATTCGGTCGGGTTAAACTGCACGCCAGCTCCCCACGCCAGAGACGTGTTGCTGTGGCGATCGTCATCACTTCCGGTCAGCACATCGTGCGTTTTCCCCTTGTTGTCAGTTACGCGGAGATAATCCCCGGAGAACGTCGAAACACGGCTGTAAGCCACACCTGCCATCGCATAAGCACTGAACCATTCATTCACGCGTACAGATGGCCCCGCCATCATGCTGAACCAGCGGTTACGCACTGAATCTTCATGCCAGCGGGTATCGCTGTAATGCGTTTTTTGCTCATCTTTGGCATTGGCATAACTGAATGACGTCACCAGCCCCAGCGTGTCCGTAAATTCATAACGGTATTTCACGTTAATGCCCTTCAGGTCATCACTGCCTGGCATATCAGTATGGGCCTGAAGATACCCGGCGCTTAGTGTGGACTGATGCTCTGCTGCGCTCGCTGGCGTACCAGCGGCAACCAGCCAGACTACTGCGGACAGAATAACAGCACATAATTTACGCATAATTACCTCTCGCTTTTCTGCAATAAAAAAGGCGTCATTCCTGACGCCATTTATTGGGGTTATAAATATTTCAACGAATACTGATGCCGGAAGCCGCTTTTTTGGTCACAATCACCGTACAGTCGGTGATATTGCCTGCCCCCTGATTGCCTTTCTGGAAAATCTTAAACTCCAGAGTGACGCTACCACCACCACTAGGCATATCAATAACTGCACTGTAACTACCGGGAATGGCCCCTTTAGTTTCTCTGGATGCGATTAATACGCCGTTTTTGCGAACTTCAAAACCATAACCCGTGTATCGCGTGCCTCCCGGGTTATTTCCGCTCCCCGGAGCGTCATACGCTATACCGTTAAAAATAATGGGCGGAATAATAATCTGGCGGTCAAAGTTATGATCATCGCTGATGGTGACTGTAACCGTACCGTTTGGTGTTTCCGTGTTACCCCACGTACCGACTTTTTTCGGGAAGGCTTTTGATACAGCTTTAACGAAATCTCCTCTGACCTGGGTCGCCTCCAGCATGCCCTTAATCGTACAGTTCTGGTTAATCGTGACATTGTTGAGCGTTCCTGAGTTCGCATTCACACTGCCACTGATATCCGCATTTTTCGCCGTCAGTCTCCCGTCTGATGTCAGGGAAAATGCCGGAGGATTACCGCCGCTGGTAATGGTGGGGGCCGTCAGGCGTTTCAGGAACACTTCATTCATGAATATCTGATCGCCCTGACCAACAAACATCGGCTTTGTGTTGCCATTCGCAGGATTAATCATCGCAATCCTGTCTGCTGCCAGCAGCACCTGACTCTGCATGCCGTCAGGGGTGTTCTCAATACCGGCACCGATACCCGCAATATAAAGGCGTCCGTCCTGCATCTGCTGCAGCTTCACTGCCCACATGCTGTTCAGGTTATTATTTGTATCAACCTGAACCTTCTGTATCTGCTGGATCGCTGCACTCTGGTCTTCCAGTTTCTTATTGACGGTCTGTGTTATTTCATTGCTGACATCCGTTATGGACGTCCTGATTTCAGTCAGGTCAGGCGCAAGCTGACCGTTATCAATCTGCGTCCACAGCTCCTGAGCCAGATGGGTTTTCCCTATCTCGCCTTTGAAAAAATCCAGATAGCCTGATGCATCATCACTCGGCTGACCGACAGCCTCCACGAATGCCGATTTGCCAACGGTGTTCACACTGCGAACGTAAAAATAATAATCATGGCCCGGTTTGATATTGATACTGGCGGCTATCCAGTACAGTGCCGTACCAAGATAACGCGCGCTGGTTTCAACCTGCCTGATATCCGCAATCCGTTTTTCCGAGAACCAGAACTCAAACTGTACCGTCGGGTCATAAACCGCAAGATGCGGCGTGGCGGTTATCTGAAAATAGCCCGGCGTCAGCTCAATCCGCGACGGCGCTGCCGGTGCGGCAATCCGGAACGATACCGACGCCGGATCGCCCTGCTGCCCCCACGCATTTACTGCCCGGACTGTCAGCCTGTAGTTCCCCAGAGCCAGTTGTGTGAAGCGGTAAGTGGTTTCCGTCGTCCGGGCCGTGCTGACCAGCCGCTCACGGCCGTCATCCGCTGCCACGGTCAGGCGAAGCAGGAAGCTCACGCCCTTCACCACCTTCGGCGTGTCCCAGCGCGCCAGCACCTGGTATTCCCCGCTGTCTGCGGTGACTTCTGCGGTCAGGTGCTGCACCGCTGGCGGCGTGACACCATTTACCGTGCCGCTCTGGTCGCCGTCAAAGTGCGCCCCGTTATCCACGATGGCCTCTTTTTCCGGTACATGCTGCACGGCGGTGATGGCATACGTGCCGTCGTCGTTCTCACGGATACTCACGCAGCGGAACAGGCGCTGGCGCAACGTCGGCAGCTTCAGCCCCCATACGCTGTATTCAGCAACGCCGTCAGGAACACGGCTCACTTTCACCTTCACGCCGTCGGTGACGGACTGAACCTCCACGCTGACCGGACTCCCCTGCCCGTCAACCAGGCTTATCAGCGTGGTGCCGGAAGATGGCAGCGTGATTTCACGGTCGAGCGTCAGCGTCCGGGTCTGGCTGTTTACCGCCAGCACGCGCCCGCCGGTGCGGATACCGGCATAGTCATCATCGCAGATTTCAATGACATCGCCCGGTACATGGCGAAGCCCTTCGGCACCCACGCTGAAGTCCACGGTCTGCGTTTCCAGCAGTTCTGTTTTAATCAGCCACAGCCCGGCGCGGTGTGCCTGCCCCCGGCTGGTACAGCCAAAAGCATCCATCTTCGTGACGTTACGACCGTAACGGGCAATGGCCTGCGTGTCCTCCACAAGCTCTGTCGCCGTCTCCCAGCCGTTATTCGGGTCAATCCAGTTCACCTCAACGGCATTATGGCGGTCCTTCAGGGCGCTGAAGCTGTAGCGGAACGGCGCACCATCATCCGGCATCACCACATTACTGCGGTTATAGGTCCACACCTTATCCGACGGTCGGTCCTGCACGAACGTCAGCGTCTGCCCGTTCCATACCGGCATACAGCGCATCGCAGAGCAGAAATCACTGAGCACATCCCACGCCTTGCGCTGTGTGGTCAGGTACGCATTACAGGTGATGCGCGGCTCCGTGCCGCCAAAACCGTCCGGCACCGACTGATCGCAATGCTGGCCGATGACATACAGCGCCCATTTGTCCACATCCGCCGCACCAAGACGTTTCCCCATGCCGTAGCGCGGATGGGTCAGCATATCCCACAGACACCAGGCCATGTTGTTGCTGTATGCTGGCTTAAACGTTCCGTCCCAGATACCGCTGTATTGCCGCGTCTGCGGGTTATAGTTCGACGGCACCTGCAGAATGCGCCCGCGAAGATGATAATTACGGCTCACCTGCTGGCTGCCGAACTGCTCCGAATCCACCTGTACGCCGACCAGTGCCGTATTCGGGTAGCACTGTTTCACATCGATGATTTCGGTGTATGACGACCAGAGCGTTTTGTTCTGCAGCTGGTCTGTGGTGCTGTCCGGCGTCATCCTGCGCATCCGGATATTAAACGGGCGCGGCGGCAGGTTATCCACCACCACCGAGGCCAGATACTGCGAGGTGGTTTTGCCTTTAATGGTGATGTCTTTTTCCGTCACCCAGCCACCGTTACGTTGTATCTGAACCAGCAGGCGGACTTCCGACGGATTCCGGTCACCCTTTGAAGTGGTTTCCACCAGTGCCTGCACACCGAAGGTAAAGCGCAGTCGGTCGATGTTTGCCGACGTAATGGTCCGGGTGATCGGCGTGTCGTATTTCACTTCCGTACCCAGCACCGTCTCGGAACCGGAGGATTCAAACCCCTCCGGCGGAGTCTGCTCCTGCTCACCTGCCCGGAACACCACCGTGACACCGGAGATATTGGTATTCCCCTCACTGTCCAGCACCGGCGTACTGTTCAGCAGCACGCTTTTTAACCCATCCACCGGACCTTCAACCGGCCCTTCGCTGATGGCATCGATCACACTCAGCAACTGCGTGGACTTCAGGTTGTCCTTCGCTTCGCGCGGGGTATGCCCCTTACTGCTGCCTTTACCCATTCGTCATGCTCCATAAACGACAAAACCGCCCGCAGGCGGTTTCACATAAAACATTTTGCATCAGCGACCAATCACCACAACCTGACCACCGTCACCTTCGTCTGCCGTGCTGATCTCCTGAGAAACCACCCGCGACCCCACACGCATTTCACCGTACAGAACAGGCAGAACATTGCCCTGAGCAACCATGTTATCCAGTGAGGAGAAATAGGTGTTCTGTTTGCCGTTATCTGTACTGGCTGCCGTGGGCGTCCTGGCTTTCGGTGCCAGCATCTGGGCCACACCACCCAGGATCATACTGGCCCCTGCCGCATACATGCCCGATACAGCCGCAGCACCCAGCCAGCCCACAGGGTTCCACCATGCCACCGCAATCAGCGCCGCCCCCAGCACCACCTGAAACACACCGCCACTTTTAGCTCCCGCCATACGCGGCACGATGTGAATCACGGCACCATTTTCCAGCGGCTCATTAAGACGGGCAGATAATTCATTTTCGCCTGCATCACGCCCGGCAATGCGCACCTGATACCAGCCCTCATTCAGTTTCTGGCGAAACGACGGAAGCTGTGTGGCCAGCGCCCGGATGGCTTCAGCCCCCGTTTTCACACGAAGGTCGATGCGGCGGCCAAATCGTTGCAAATCCCCGTAAAGGCAGATGCGCGCCATGCCCGGTGACGCCAGAGGGAGTGTGTGCGTCGCTGCCATTTGTCGGTATACCTCTCTCGTTTGCTCAGTTGTTCAGGAATATGGTGCAGCAGCTCGCCATCACCACAGTAAATGGCGGCATGATTCGGCACCGATGAACCAAAACAGCACAGCAGCACATCGCCCGGCTGCGCCTCTGTCAGTGCGACACGGTAAAAACCAGTCGCCTCCATATTGTCAAGATAGAGATTCTGGCCGTTACGCCACCAGTCATCTCCGCGATGAAAATCCGGCATCTCAATTCCCGCCAGATGGTATGCATCCCGGAACAGCGTGTAACAGTCCGTCACCCCGTGCTCAAAGCGCCGCCCGGTAAGATGTGGCACACAGCGGAACTTGTGAATCGCCCCGCGGCAGACCAGCCACCACGGCAAATCACTCTGCACCTGCAGCCGCCGATCGGCCTCACTCAGCCAGGGCAGACCACCGGGGTGACTGTGGACCAGCGCCACAATCTCACCCTGCATTTCTGCCCGCAGCCAGTCCTCCGGAGCCATCCGGAAATACGCCTCCGGCTCACCGGAGATATTCACGCAGGGAAAATATCTTTCTCCCTCCGGCGTTCTCACCACGAAGCCGCACGACTCCGCTGGCGCACATCGCCGGGCGTGCGCCAGAATCGCTGATTCTGTCTCTGTCATGGGATTTACTGCGAAAGTTTGTTAATGGAAAGGTAACCGCCAAAGTTGCCGACGTTATTGCGAAACTTACAGCCGCTCAGGCATTTGCTGCATTTATCCTTCGTGATATCGGACGTCGGCTGGTCATATTCATCCGCGACAGCCGGACCATTATAACCGCACTCATCACCGCGATAGGTCCAGGTGCAGGTGTTGGCCAGCATGATACGCCCCGGAAAAACAGCGCCATCCGTTTCCGTCGGTGTGGACAACACAAAGGAGGCACTGACCGCGCTCAGTTCGCTGCACTGCTCGATGCGCCAGCGGCTGATCACCTCCTGCTCCGGATCGGCGTCACTGTTTCCGTTGACGAAGTTCACCGCATCCAGAAAACGGGCGTAAACCTTACGCCTGACCACCGTTCCGCCGACCAGACTTTGCAGGTCTTCCGCCATCCCGGTGACCATGCCGTGCAGGTTAGAGACTTTCAGCGTTGGTCTTGCACTGGCTCCTTTGCCGTTCATCTCAAAGCCGCTTCCCTGAATAGGGTACGCCTGATACTGTCGCCCCTGCCAGGTGACTGACTCACCTTTTTCGTTCTGCTCATTACAGAAAAAATAACGCTCGCCACCGACTTCGGTCAGATCGACTTCCCAGAGCACGACCAGTGCGGATTGCTCCGCTTTTGTACACTCATTCAGTGTTTCCTGTTGTATATCCTGCATCAGTGAGTGACCTCTTCAAAGGTACAGTTAAAATCGGTATACATGGCATTATCCGAAGTACTCCACTCCCTGCAGACAACCCTGACAGTCCTGTTGTGTTTTGGCGGGCGCCACAAAAAAGCACGCATCCCGGCATGACGGGATAAAAAACTGTCCAGCGCGGCGCGGGAATATTCATCTGTGACACGAAACACCGGTTTAAACGTTTTCAGATCCGCATTCAGACCACCAGCCCGCCGCTGTTCATATCCGTCACCGAACTTTACCGTAATAACAGATGGCTTTCGTGTCGTCTCCATCCCCTCGCGGGGGATCCAGTTAAAAACTTCAGGCTCAGGCACTGTATAATCCTCCGTCCCGACGTGATGACTGCATAATTGACACAACCCTGCTGTCGATCAGATCCACCAGCCCCCTGGCTGACTGCGTATCTATCTCGCCATTGCTCCCTTTATTCTGAATACTGATGTGATACACGGGAGAATAAACAAATCCCCCGCCACCATTCACATTGCCAATGGCTCTGACCCCAAGAGAGCCGTCCGCTGCCCGTGTCAGTGGCATGATAGCTTCAGGCCCGGCCTCGCCCATCAGCCCGGCACCTTTCGCAAAAGCAAAATACGTCGGTGTATCCACAATAGTGTTACTGTAAGCACTCAGATTTGCCGATGTGTAAACACCACCTTTTGCGTTTGCCACTGCACCGGAAAGCCAGTCGCCGACCGTACCAAGCCATCCTCCGGCACCGGACATGCTTTTGGAAAGTGACTTCAGCCCGTTAACGATGGCAGCGTTCATCAGAATTTTTGAAACTTCCTGGAGAATTGAACTCCCCCAGTTTCTCCAGTCCACAACATTTCCGGTCAGTGCATCGGAAATATTTGATACCAGCCCGTCCATAGTGGAAACGACAGCATCTGCCGCCTGCGAAGCATAATCGGTGGCACTGTCTGCCCAGTTCGTCAGTCCCTCCTGGAGGCCGGCATTCCAGTCACTGCGTAAAGCATCAGCCTTTGCATAATAATCCTGCTGATCGCTGAGACGCTCTTCCAGATATTTTTCATTCAGCGATTTTTCCTGTTTCCACAGGGCTTCTTCAATTTCTCCGGCCTGATACTGTCTCAGCAGCTCGTTATTTTTCTGCTCAAACTCATGCCGGATACTCCACATTTCCTGGAGTCGTTCACGCATCCGTGAGCCTTCACCATATCCCAGCAACTGCGCGTCGTCAGATGCCCGGGCACTGGCATTACTGTCCGCCAGACTGCTTTCATACGCGGCAAGCTGCTCACGAATCTTTTTCTGGTCGATGAGTGCTGCATTCTGTAAAAGCGTTTTTTTCTGCGCTTCTGACAGGGTTGATAATTCGCCCTGACTGACCTGATATTTCATCTTAGCCAGTTCAGTATTCTGCCCTGCCAGTGCTATCTGTTCTTTTTGCTGTTTAATCAGCCGTTTATAAATATCTTCTGTTTTTTCAGCTTCGGTCTTTTTATGCGCTTTTGGTTTATTTGCCTGGTTATTTCGCCAGGCATCCAGTGAGTTATTGATATAATTCTGTCTGGCTGTCTGATACGCCTCTCCCACAAAGCCGAGATCATCCGCAGCATAACCCAGGCGGGCACGCTCACGGGCTTCCCCCTTCAGGCGGGACAGAGCCAGTTCGCGCTCGCTGTTATTCAGTGCTGTCTGCTGTTTATCGTCCAGGGTTGCCTGTGGTAGCCGTAACGGTACATTCACCATCCCCTGTCGCTGCTGAAGTAATTCATTACCGAGCCCGAGAAGGCGATTAAACTCGGTATGCTGCCCATTCATGATCAACAGGGACTGATACGCTTTGTTTTGTTCCGCTGCCTGTTGACGGATCAACGCCACCCGTCGCTCCTCCAGCCCGGCAAGCACATCCTGAATGGATTCCGCTTTGCCCTGCATTTGTGTGAGACGGGACTGTTCAACTGCCAGTTGATTTGTTGCTTCTGCAAGCCCTTCTGTGACAGTTTTTACCGACGTCATGTGGTTAATCATAAAACCGTTATCGGTTGTCCAGCCCGGGTTTGCCAGCACATACTGATAGCCAGCAATTTTTTCCTGTAAGGATTTAATCTTACTTTTCTGCTCGTCAATTAACCTGTTTTGCTCATCAAGTGCCTGCCGCGTCTTTTCCTCATTATCTGACGCTTCAGGAAGCGACATTGCCGACGTTTTCTGGCGAATTTCGTCGATTGTTGCGGCATACTGGCGTGCAGATTCTCTGGCCTGCTCCTGATTCTGATACATCGTGTACCAGGCCGTCGCCCCCAGCATGACGAGTCCCGGCACACCACCAACCAACCCCAGCGCACCACTTAACAGACGACTCCCCACTGACGTGACAGTATTTAGCGTTGTCTGTGCCGCTGTTCTGGCCGCAATATTACGGGTAAGTGACGCCTGGGCAGCAGCCAGTTTCGCTTCTGCGGCTGCCTGCCTTTCGGTACCGCGAGCAGCAACAACCGCCTGTTGCGCACGATAAACCGCCGCACGCGCCCTGGCTGTTGCTATCTGTGTCCCCCGGAGCTGCGCTTCCGCAAGAGCCACTTCGTTTCTGGCTGCAGTAATTAATCCGGCAGTTGCAGATCCAGCAGAAGACGCCATATTGCCAAAATATCGGGCTACCCCGACGGCAACCAGAGCACCGGCAGCGGTTGCCACAGTGTCAATATTGCCTGCAATACCATTCAGCACACCGGAGAGCGTCTTCGTCACTCCGCTTGCCTCGTTCGCACCACCAACCCAGGCCATAAAGGCGTTTTCAACTTTGGTTGCAGAGGATGAAACCGTATCAGGCATTGCCGCATATTCATCACGTAATGCCCCAAGCTGACTAATCAGTGCAGGAACAACCTTATCGGCGGTCAGTTTTCCGTTATCCGCCATGGCCTTCAGATCCTTACGGGCAACCCCCATTCCCGCAGCCAGCGCACGAATAACACGATCGCCGTTCTCATTCACCGAGTTAAACTCTTCACCGCGCAGCACTCCCTGCGCCAGTGCCTGACTGAACTGCGTGATCACCGAACTGGCTTCTGCTGTACTGGCACCGGATAATTTCAGGCCCGTGGAGATCGCCTCGGTGACTTTCAGTACCTCCTCAGAACTGTAACCATACTCCCGCATGGAAGCTGCAGAACGGGCAAAAAGGCTGGCGTTATCAGAAAACGCCGTCCCCGTTCTCTGGCTGATCGCCATTAATTCACGTTGTGATACCTGAAAATCATCACTGGACTGTGAGGCCTGCTTCAGACGGGCATTTACTGAATTCCACTCATCGGCGAGAGAAATAAGATGACCGGTAGCAAAAGCCCCGGCAAATGCCCCCGCCATATTCAGTGCCGAAGATTTAGCTGTATTTATCTGATCCGTCACTTCTGCCAGTGCACGCCGCATTTCACGGGATGCAGCAGCGGACTGCCGGCCTCCGTTCTGCATGGTACGGTAGTAATCCTGCCCCATACGCGAAGCCCGGGAGATCTCTGACTGGAATGACCGGGAATTTGCCGAGATTTTAATAATCAGTTCACGTAATGTCGCCACACTCATTCTCCGGACGAAAAAAAACCGCCGAAGCGGTTATGTTGACTCACTGAGACACTATTAAAAGCGCGTTTTCCAGTCCGGCAAATGGATCTGATACGCCTTCTGTCTGCTCCTTCTCCCACTGAAGAAGCGCATCATTCAGTGGCACTTTGACCCCCTGCGCACCGTAAACAGCTGAAACAATCTGGGCAGCCCGGATATCAGCCCGTTCATCCCCCAGCGGGCTGAACCTGTCAAATTCTGCCCACATCATGATTTCTGATGCGGACATTTCCCGGCGTAACTCTGACAATGTGCGCCCCATCCTGAGCGCCAGCATCATCAGAAAACGCATCCCCGGAAGCTCTACTTTTTTTTAACCTCGCCGGCATCACTGATCAGTTCCAGAGACTGCCGAAGAAGCCGCGCATGCACCGGGCCATACACGGCAATCACCTGTTCACGATCATCCTCTGAAAATACAGGTTGCAGTCCGGTATCACACAGAACATCAATGAACAGTTCAACATCTGCCTCCAGATTTCGGCGGGCGCGCTCCGCAACGGATAACGGTGTCTCATCATCTTTTGCTTTAACGATCTCCTGCCAGCGCAACCAGGCTTCTGCAGAAGGTTCCCGTAATACAACCGTTGCCCCTTCCCATTCAGGCACATCAACAGTTTTATGGCGAAACCCCGACATCGTTGCCAGTGCTAGATTGCGGATATTTTTAGTCATCACATCTATCCTCATTAACTGACGGTAACAGTGCAGGAAGTGGAGGTCACCTTGTTAACAGGGCTTGCTGAATCAGAAATCTCGCAGGTATACGCACCGGCATCACCTGATGCTGCTGATGCCTTACTGAATGTTGCCGCCGTCTGTCCGGAAACAGGAGAACTACCTTTCTTCCAGACATAAGAATAAGGCGGCACACCACCGGCAGCCTCAACCACCATTTCGAGTTTCGCTCCGGCAGAAACCTGCAGCGTGCTGTTTAAATCGACCTTCACTTTCAGCGGCTCTGTCGTCAGCACAGGTTTACCTTTCAGGCGCAGGGAAAACGTTGCAGCCACAACACCATTAGTTCCTGCAGACCAGGTATGCTGACGCACCTCTGCCATAAAGGTAAATCCGTTGCCTGACGGAAAAATAACTTTAAAGCCATACGTGGTGTCATTGTCATAGGCACTGCGCAACGCGTTCTGGGCAGCATTGAGGTAAAAGTTGCCTGACATGGAAATCTCTGACGCGGCACCAAGGCCGTTAATATTTTCCTGCTCAACAGAACACAGCGTGGTGACATCAATATCCTGCTTTTGTCCTGCGGTAAACTGCACCTCTTTGATTGTACAGCTCAGGCCAAGATAGCTGGCAGAATCCAGGGTTTCTGCTGTTACCGGTGCAGACGAAATCATAATTTTCGTCAGTTGCGAACGCTCAAAATTAGAGGACATACTCGTCTCCTGAAAATAAAAAACCCGCCAGCGGCGGGTGGGTAAAATCATTAACGACCTCAGGCTATTACCTGAAATTCAAGCGTGGCTCTGCTCAGACGGGAATCAGGATCATAACCCTGAGTTTTAGAAATAACGGAGGGTGCAAGTTGCCTTACCGCATCAAGCGCCTGCTCACGGATATCATCTGCGTCATCAGGTACTGTTGCCCAGACATCGATCTGCACGGTAATTCTGGATTCAGCCTGACCATCAAGCACATCAGATGCAGTGTCTGACACCACAGAAAATACCAGCCATGGCGGAGATACCGCAGGCTTTCCCTCCGTCAGCGGGACCACATAAGGATAAACCTGTCCTCCGGCCAGTTGAGACAGCAGGGAATACAGTGTGGTCTCCCTCATTTACTTAAGACCTCATCAATAGCCTGATTCATTCGCTGTATGGCAATCTGTGCTGCCAGTTCCTCTGTCGTATCGAAAGCCGGGCGAATGAACGGATGCGCGGGCATGTTTATCGTTCCCAGCTCCACAAAGCGCCAGTAAAACGCATTTCGGGGATCACTGGCTTTCATGCTGTTATCACTGTTTCCAGTTCGCAGGTTCCGTCCACGAATGTGGACACCCGAGATAATTTCCCCCCGACGCTTTGAACGCTGAGTGAGAACAACCACATTTTTCTTCAGTTTCCCGGTTCGTTCCGGCGCACGTTCAACAACTGCATCCCGCATAACTTCAGCACCGGCACGGGTGGCATCGCGCAGTACCTTATTGTTTTCTGCCCTGCTGAGCGTCTCCAGATCCCGTGCAATATCCGCCAGACCTGAAAAATCAAGACTGAAATCCATCACACATTCCCCTTCTGAGAACAGAGTATCTCAAGCCGTGTGGCACGAGCATCCGGTATCGGCGGACCGTCTATACTCAGAATCGCGCCTTTGAATGCACCAGTCAGCACTTTCAGACATGAAGTTGCTGTTACATCTCGCCGGAATCTCATCCAGACCCTCACTGTAGCCTGAGCAGTTTCTGCGCCTCCGGATATTCTCTCCCTGCCACTGATCCCCTTAACTTCTGCCCATATGGTTGCCCCCTCCGTCATTGTTTCCACAGGGTGCCCTGACGGAGACCGAACGGTGGTGGCATTCAGAATAACCACACGATCACGTAATCTTCCTGCCTGCATGAATCCTCCTATGTTCCGGGATGAAATCGATACATCCGCAGTCCGGTATAGAAAAAATCAGGCACTGCATCCTGCATTTCCCTGTTCTCGTACCAGTAGCCAACCAGTTGCATAAGACGCAGTTTTATCAGAGGTGTTATTACAAGCCCGGTCGTATCCTGCTCAGAAACAGTTTCATCGTAAAGCGCCCGGTTTAAAAACTTTTCAGCCTCTTCCCTGGCAGCAGCCAGATACATCATAAGAAGAGAATTCTCCTGTTCATTGTCATCATCAATCCGGCACTGAACACGAAGCTCTTCCAGAGTGGGCATCATTTGGGCAACCTCTATGAATGCTGTTTTTAGACTTATCAGCCCCCCGCGCAACAGGTGTTCTCTTATCAGAGACAATCCCAGCTGCAGTGGCAATTTCGCGTACCCGTTCGGGTAATTCTTTATCTTCATACTCACCGGCCCGAATAATCTCAACACGCATACCGTCCGGTGACCATTTCAGATCTTGTTTCAGGATCATGATTCTTTCACCTGTCAGAACAGGGGGCGCACTTCTGCGCCCCCTGAATGATTACGCCGCTGCAATCTTCAGCAGTTTGATGGCCTGCGAATCGACCAGCATGCCGCCGGTGCGCTTGGTGGTATAAAAACCGACAAACGGTTTATTGGTGTACGGGTCACGCAGAATGCGGGTACCGATACGGTCAACGATGGTGTAACCCCGTTTGAAGTTACCAAATGCAATGGCTTTCGCATCAGCGGCAATATCCGGCATCTGTTCGTTTTCAGCGATACCGTAACCCGCCAGAGAGGACGGCTGCCCCAGTTCCAGCCCCGGACGCCACAGATAGTTACCCTCGGTGTCTTTCAGCAGACGGATGGCAAACAGGCTGTTGTTGTTCATCATGAACTTCGCGCCAGTGCGGTGTGCCTTTCGCAGCGTGTAAATCAGTTTGATAATGGCATCTGCGGTCACCGCCGTCGCTTCGCCGGATACAATATGCTGAAGTTTGCCGAACGCCCGGACCTTGTCGGTTTCATCCGTGGACTCATACGCCAGGAACCCTTTCGGCTTCTTGGTACCATCGCCGGTGGTAAAGGCAATTTCTTCCTGTTCGGCAAATTCGGTTGCCAGCTCGCTGTTGATCCATGCTTCCACGTTGAAAAAGGCATCATCCAGCATTTTCTGGGTGGCCTGCGGGTTACCGTAGATTTCCCCCATGAAAGGTTCAATCAGGCCCAGTCTGGAGGTGGCAGTCTGGGAGCGCGCGTCAGTCTCGCCAACCCATCCGGAAGCCGTGCCGCCCAGATTCACCAGTTTTTTGTAGTCGGAACCACCAACGGTGATCACCGTGGCTTCCTGGCGCATCACCACTTCATCTTTCAGCAGGGTGAGAATGTTGCGATCCAGTGCTTCCGGCACGGCATAGCCGCCGTCTTCATCGGTGCCCACCTGTAATGCCTTGCGCTCCAGATCGCGCAGACCATCTTCACGGCCTTTACGCAGGAAGCCCACAAACGCTTCTTTATGCTCGGTGGCCAGTTTATTTTGCGCACCACCTGCCGGACGTTTCAGCTCAAGCAGCTCTTTTTCAAGATCGCTTTTGAGGTTTTCCAGCTCGCTGAGTTTCCCGTTCAGGGTTTCCACCTGCCCGGCAAGTTTGCCTTTTTCCTGCTCAATCGCATCCACGCGCTTGTCGTTCTTTGCTTTGAAGTCGTCAAACTTCTGCTGCAGCTCCTGCGCGACCTGTTCGACATCTTTAATATCAACCGCCATCGTATTTCTCCTGATTAGAAGTTCAGATTTTTCAGTGCATTCAGTGCAGAGCCCACATCCTCAGCGTCGCGCAGGGACAGTGCGCCATAGCCCCCGGCCATGAATGCTTTGGCCTGGGTACGGGAGAGTCCGACATCACGCAGGACTCTTTCGATTTTTTTCTGTTCGGGGATTTCCCCGCGGGCCAGTGCGTTCTTGACGTCGCTGATCCGCGCCTCGTCGTTAGACGGGAACGTCACCAGGCTGACTTCCCAGAGGTCGATTTCTTTCAGCAGAAAGGCTTCTTTGCTCCGGTCGTATTCCCAGTCTTTCAGGACGTACCCAATAGAAAGGCCGGTTAACGAACCGGCCTTCATGTGTGCATGTGCGCGTTTTGCAAGGGGATCATCATCAATAAGCAACCGTCCCCTGACGTAAAGCCCGACATCGTCTTCCTTCATTTCGGTGTAAACACCGATGGGTTCATCCATGCGGTGCTGCCAGAGCAGCGCAGGTAACGCTTTTCTGTCACTCCACGCCCGCAGGGAAGCAGCAAATGCCCCGGACATCACCACATCATCGTGGCTGTCCTTTACACCAAAGACGGAGCCATACCCTTCAAACTCACCGGAGTCACTGACAGATTTCAGACTCAGCGGTACATCAAGACGTTGTTTCGTCTGCATTGGCGTTATCCTTCTGCTTACCGGCTTTACTGCCATCGGAGGGTTTCGTGGTCATGTTCATCGGTGTGAGATAGACATCCCCACCGGGACGCGGATTCATATCTTCCAGGTCGCGGCAGTCATTGGGAGAGTAAATTCCCCAGTTGATCCCGGTGGCGTAGGCTTCAAAACGGGACTTCATATCCCCGCGCAGTAACGCCCCGGCGTTAAATTTGGCGTAATAAACGCCCTGCTTACTTTTTCGTACCAGTCCGGTGTTGATCCGCTGTTCGATGCGGGTCAGATACGGCACCAGTGAATAGTTGATAAATCCCAGCCCCAGCTCTTCGATATTGTTGAAGGTGGCGCGATCGGTGTTCTGCACCATGTGCAACGGCACCCGGAACAGACGACAGATTTCTTCAAGCTGAAACTTGCGGGTTTCCAGGAACTGGCTGTCCTCGGCGTTCAGCGCCATCGACTTCCAGTCCAGCCCCATCTCAAGGATCATCGGGCGGTGAGCATTGCCAAGCCCGGTGTGACGCTCCTCAAAATCTTTCTTCAGGCGCTCATAAGCCTGATCCGACAGCGTCTGTTCTGTACGCAACACACCGGACGTCACCGCACCATTGCTGAACAGTCTGGCCCCGTGCTCTTCGGTCGCTGCTGCCAGCGATATTGCCTCGCGGGCATAGGCGATGGGATTCAGTCCCACCAGACCGTCCAGCGTCAACGTGCGCACATGCCAGATATCTTCCTGGCTCAGTACATCCGTGGAACCGTCCGGGAATGTGACCTGATAGACCGGCTCCCAGCGACTGTTAAGCTTCGGTACCACACAACCGGGATCGACGGGCAGCAGTTCAGCCACTTCGCCAAATGCTTTCACTTTGTAGGCGTAAAAGTTTCCCCTCAGGCACAGACAGGTGACCACCAGCTCCCAGAACTCCTGCGGCGTCATATAGCCATTGGGATGCGTGGAGATCAGCTTATGCAGACGTTCGCCGGTGGCCCTCTGTTTCAGGCTGCCGTTCAGGTGATACAGATTGCAGGGCAACATCCCGACCGACTCTGCCAGCACTCTGACGCAGGAAAAAACCGCCGTCAGTCGCATGGCCCGCTGACTGCTGATCTGCTTTCCGGTATAGGTGTCGTAAGACAACCCGATGGCATCCGCCAGCTCTGCTGGTGTGGTCACCGGCGCGTCACTTTTTCGTTGAAATAATCCCGAAAAGAACACTATTTACCTCCGCCGACAGACGGCTGTGTACGGTCGAGATATCGCGCCACCAGCCACGACCAGAACAGGCACAGCACCCCGGCAACAACAAAACCCGCCGGGGGATAAATCAGCCAGGCACCATACGCCAGCAAAAGCGCACCCAGCACGCCCACCAGTGGCGCGAGAATTATCAGAAACATAATGACCTCGGTTAAAGCGAGCGGATGCCCACGCTGACCAGATGTTCAGACAGATCCAGCTCCGGTTCACCACCATTGACCAGCATCCGGCTCATTGCTGTAAACATCGCAACAGGGCCGTCGATTTTGGCTTCCAGCGTGGATTTATTCGGGAAGATATTGTCGTTTTTGTCCGGTTTTACCGTAACGTTAGACATCATCCAGTTCATGACCGGATGATTGCTGTGATGGAAACGCCCGGCATAGACCAGTGATTCCGTTTCCTTCATGGCCTCTGACAGATTGCGAACCGTCTGCGGAACCTCCACCAGCGGTATCCCTTCTTCAGCCAGTGCCAGGCTGAACTGCATCGCGCTCCACGGGTCAAATCCCAGTTCCCTGAGGTTTTCACCACCAATCCATTCCAGTAAGTCACTTTTTATCTGAGCATGATCGATAACATCACCATCCGTCAGAATCAGCTTATCCATCTCCGACCACTTCCGGTAAAGTTCTGCCTGCTGCCGCGAGCATCGTTCCAGCCGTCCTTCCGGAAGCCAGAATTTAAAATCGGCATGAACATGCCCGTTATCCGTTCGCCAGAGTTTTGCCGCCGCACAGATATCAATCTTATGAGCAAGGTCAACGCCGACCCACATGGGATACGTTTTCAGCTCATGTCGTGGGGCAATGTATTCGCACTTCTCCCACTTAATCATGTCCATCCAGGCAGACTCTGCTGTTACCCACACATTCATGTGTTTGGTAAAAAAATTCACCCGCGCAGAGACCTGTTCTTTCGCTTTTTTCGCCAGACGACGCAGATCATCCCAGCGTTTACAGATGCCCAGGCCGGGATTTGCTTTCTGCCAGACCGTTTCATCAAACGGATCATCTCCCTCATCGAGGGTGTAAATAATCGCAAAGTAGGAGTCGTCTTTTACAGCGCCCTCCACGTCGCTGTTATAGCCACGCAATACCTTGATGGCGTAATCACGCTGCTCGTAACAAATCCCTTCCTTGTTAAACCCTGCCGTGGTGATACCAAATAAAAGGGACTGCAGACGGGCACCGGTTGCCGTTTCCAGAACGTCCCACACGTCACGGGTTTTATGTGCATGCAGCTCATCAATAATGGCGCAGTGGATGTTCAGACCATCCAGGTTGTTTGCATCCGAAGAAAGCGGTTCAAATTTTGATGCGCTCTGCTCCTGGTAAATCGCCAGCTTGTTGAAATCAAACAACCGCCCGAGTGTCGACCGGGCTTTTCTGACCATATTTTTGGCGTCTTCAAACACGATTCTGGCCTGGTCACGCGTGGTTGCGGCTGAATACACCTCAGCTCCGCCTTCACCATCTGCCCCCGTCATATACAGGCCGATACCCGATGACAGAGTTGATTTTGCGTTTTTACGGGCGACTTCGTTGTACGCCGTCCGGAACCGGCGCACCATCACCGGACGTCCGCTGCCATCGCTGCGCATGACAACTTCTCCGGTCTCTTCATTGACCAGCGGAATGACAAAACCAAAAATATTAATGAGGATAAATACATGCCAGTCCATCAACTCAATGGGCTGGCCTGCCAGCGCCCCTTTTACATGAGGCACAAATTTGTAGAAATTCAGGATGTGCTGCGCACGGGGTTCACTGAAATAAATCCCCCGCTCTTCGCCGTACTTCAGATCATCAAGAAAACGCTGGCAGGCCAGGCGGACAAATTCGCCAGCAACAATTTCTCCTGCAACAACACGTTCGGCGTAGCGGATCCCGTCAGCCACTTTTGCCATCAGTCTCTCGCTTTTAAAAGCTCCGCCAGCGGATCAACATCATCCGGTCCGGCGATATTTACTTTAGCCCGGCTTGCCGGTGACATACCAAACTCTGCAAGCATTGCCCGGATCCGCTTCCAGGCATCCGCTTTCATTGCCGCCGCGGGGTGCGCCTTAATCAGTACATCACCGCTCTGCGTTTTCGTGCGGTAGGTATACCCCTCAACATCTAGTGTTTCGCAGTGATGCCGATATTCGGTGTAGGCTTCCACCAGCAACTCGAGTGCACGCGCATCAAGCTGAGAAATGATCCCTTCCGCATTCAGCTCTTCCGCCATTCGCCTGAACCAGTACTTCCCCTGTGCCCCTAAATGCTGCGGAATTTTAGGAAGACCTTTTTCATCCTTTTTAGCGGTTTTTTTGGGGTCTTTAACGGGGCGCTTTGAGGGGTTGCCTCGTATCAAATGCAGGCGTGGCGGGGTTTTCGGAGGTCCTGACATAATCGGTCTTACCTATCAATCGTTTGTTCACATTTCCAAAAAAAGTTTTCGAACCTGCGGCGATGTGAGGAAGGGTCAGGCGGCGGTACTGAGCAGCCAGGGTTGCAGAGATTTGACCCGCCCCTCCCCTACAGATGGGAACTGTTATCAATTGATGCGTTCGCGCGCTGTTTTTGCTTTATGACAGGGCCAGCACAGACTCTGCAGGTTACTGTCTGCATCCGTGCCACCATGAGCTTTCGGAATGATGTGGTCCACAGTTCTGGCTTCAACGGCTCTCCCATTGCGCAGGCAGTTCTGACACAGATGATTATCACGCTTCAGTATGCGCGCACGTATGGCATCCCATTTCGAGCCATAGCCACGCTGGTGGCGGCTCAGTCCGCGTTGATGCTGTACCCATCCTTCGCCACGATGTTTATCGCAGTAACCAGAACTGTCTGTGGTTGTACCTGCACATCCACGCTTACGGCAGGCGCGTGGGATTCGTGATGGCATAAATATCTCACCCCCTGTTCAGTTGAATGACGGGCTGATTCTCGATATGTTCTGCTGTCAGTCTGAAAGTCACAGTGACTGTTGGTGGCTCGCCTCCGCGTGACTCTGTCCTGGCGGAAAGCTGCCCTTCCAGTAACTCACCATCAACTGCAATCCCATACCCTGCGAAATGTTTACCACGATACAGTTTAGCGACCTGAAACTTCATAACTCTTCCTTTTAGACATGTTAGACGTGAACCTGTCGCACGGCAGAGTCGCCGAAAGTTTACGGTTTACCCAGGCTCACAGCTGAAAGCCTTTCTTAGATGTGCACATGCGATATGCTTTGAATGAATTATTAAAAACTTTACTCTTTTTCAAAATTTCGTATCCTGGCTCGTTAATGTTAAAGAATTAAACGTAAGAAAGTAGTATGTTGAATCGCTTATATCAAAATACATAGGACTCAAAATGCCAGAACTCGTTGATCCAACAGACTCATTAATTAGTTTTCAATACGCCTTTTCTAATGGTCTGATTAAGCCTTCACCATGCATAGTTCACCCAAATATGAAGGTGCTTTTGGATGATGCAGAGGGTACACCACGGTTTACTTATGCATTCTTTGAAGGAGAAAATGTTAAAGGTGTTGCTATATATGTCCCTGCAGAGTTTGTTGAAGGTAAACCATGCTTTGGCGTTGGCTATGCAGTAGCCGATGAATATAAAGCGCAAGGCATCGGTACTCAACTTCTCATCGCCAGCATTGAAGAAATGCAATACGGATTTAGAAATTCCTTCAATGAATTCTATGTAGAGGCTATTGTCGGGGTTGGTAATCAAGCCTCCAACAAATTAGCTGCAAAAGTTTTATCTGATACTCCTGAGCCAGGGACAGATTCTTACTCAGGAAAACCTATCAATCAGTACATGAAACTTTTCAAAACCACAAAATAACTACCATTCTGGCGCAGATTTTTGCGCCTTTTCAGGTTTGCAGTTCACCTGCCACGCTTTGTTATGCACCTGAATGTCCCGCTTCGTCTGTTGCATTATCATAAGTAATAGCGTAGGTTGGCACCTTGGCTCTCTTTCGCCACCGGCGAATCTTTAGCGGATTATCCTTGGCCGTTTTTTATCTGAGACATTGCTCACGAATGTATAGCTGTGCCCCTTCCAGTTGCTTCTGCATCGTCATCAACCGTTCTCTGAGGGTGAAATAATCCCGTTCAGCGGTGTCTGCCAGTCGGGGGCTGGTTGCATTATCCACGCTGGTGGGTCCGGTGGCTTCACGCACGGCTGCGGAGCAACTGGCATTGACCCGCAGGCGCTTACGACCAGCGGCAACATCAGCGCGCAGAGTTTCATTTTCAGCTTTCGCATTGGCTAATTCTCTCGAGTACTTTGCATCGAGCGCAGCAACATCACGCTGACGCTGTTGCATGTCAGCGATGGTGGCAGTCGCCTGCTTCAGCTCACTGACTTTTTTATCACGCTGTTCTTTGTAGGCGATGGCGTTATCACGGTAATGATTGACCGCCCACGACAGGCAGACGATGGTGCAGATAACCAGAGTATAAATAATCGCTGCGACTCTGCTCACTGATCTATCCCCCAACAGGCTAATGCGCTTTCCTGGTCACGACGAATAACCTGTCCATAGCAGTTATTTGAACGTATGCGGCAATCGCGCCCACCATCTTTTATCCACCAGCGAATCGCCTCGCATGCGCCCTTACGATCACCGGCATTCAGCCGCTTATAAAACGTCGACGGGAAACACTTACCGGGGCCAATGTTATAGGGACAGAATGACGCTATACCCGCTTTCTGTGGTTCGGTCAGTGGTACTTTAATATTGCGCTCCACCCATGCCAGCGCCTTATCACGCTCAATGGCGTTGACCTGGTCGCATTTTTCCTTCGACAGTTTCATACCGGGAAAAACGGGTTTTCCATCCACCATCGTGGCACCCCGACAGATGGTCCAGATGCCGGAACCATCGCGGTATGCCGTTGTGTGGTTACCTTCTTTTTCATCCAGAAACTGGTCGAGAATATCAGGCGCGGGCGCACCGACGGCAATCAGTGCCAGAACGGCAGCCGACAGGCCGTATCTGATTTTTGCGTTCATGGATATTTATCAGGATTTATCGGTTTCTGCCCACGGACAGGTTTATCTGTTCCGGTCAGTGACTTAAGGTTGTGATTCCGGAGGAGTCTTCAGAGAACCAGTAATTCTTCCTGGTAGCTTTCCTTTGCAGGTTATCCACACATTCTGCGCCTCTAAAATTACGGGGCGCTTTTCCGGCGACTGCTCATCCCCTTCACATAACCCGGCAGCAACATCCAGGAAGACCTGTCTGATGCTCCTTCTGGCTGCTGCCTCATAAAACTCCAGCGCGGCACCTTCAACACGGTCCAGCGAGATGTCCAGGTCAAAAATTTCGCCGTCAAAGCGTTTTTTGTCCCGTAACGCTAAAGTTACCGTAACTTTATTCTCAAAATTGCGGATCCCTTTCACAATCAGTTCATAGTTTTGAGTCATTGAATTACTCTCCCCGTGCAGCCTTACGCTTGTCTTCTCTGATTTTGAAGTACAGATTTGTCAGATAAGTCAGGAAGCCCAGAACCAGACTCCCCAGCACACCAATCGCAGCCCACTGTGACGGACTGACCTGATCAAGCCACTGTAAAAACCAGTAGCCAGCACTGCCTGCGGAGGTGCCATAGGCAATGCCCGTTGAAATTTTGTCCATGGATTTCATAGCCTCACCTCCGCAAATAACGGATGGCGTAGTTTTACACTGAGAAATGAAAGGGATTTGAAAAGAAAAGCCCGCAAAAGCGGGCGAAACAATATATACAGTAAGGAAAGCACTCTATCCAACAAACCACCCACAGTTAATCGGAATAAAAGCAGAGTGCTTATGAATGATCGCCTGCCCGAAGGTTAGTATTTCTGCACAGCAATTTTGCAAAAAAAGGCGATCATTCATAACTTAAACGTCTTTCAGTCACTCCGGGATTTCCCATCATCGCAGACTGAAAGACTCTAACTGGAGCGGGCAGCGGGAATCGAACCCGCATCATCAGCTTGGAAGGCTGAGGTAATAGCCATTATACGATGCCCGCATATGGTGCCGACTACCGGAATCGAACTGGTGACCTACTGATTACAAGTCAGTTGCTCTACCTACTGAGCTAAGTCGGCACTGGACCGCCACCGGGGACTCGAACTTCGCACACTCAACTTAAAGGGTTGACGCTCTTTCCTGATGAACTGGTGACGGTTGGTGGCCCTTGCTGGATTTGAACCAGCGACCTGGCGATTATGAGTCGCTCGCTCTCACCACTGAGCTAAAGGGCCGGGCGCAGGATAATAACGTTACGAAATAAATGTTGCAAGCATTCAAGAATCACCTAGTTAAAAATTACCCTTACTTCCTCCACCAGCGCATTCACCATTTCTATCCGAGATAAGTGGCACAAAAAAACCCGCTTGTGGGCGGGTTTTGTTTGCTTTTGCCATCACGTACAAAATCGGCAAAATATCAGATTTGCATGAAATATATGCCTTTCAATCTACTTTTGCAACACTTTGCTTTGAAAATGCCGCCTTTTGTTTTGAACGTGTTCTCATTACAAACAATAAAGCCTCACTATCAAGTCGGTGAAAAATGTGTTTCATTGCAACCCAGTGACGAGTAAATGTTTTGGACCAGTTTTTAGTTGTCACTCCCGCCAGTAATGCCAGCTCCTGGTATTCATAACCTTCCCCACCAAAAAGTTCTGCTTTTACTGCCTGCGCCGCCAGCCAGATTAATTTTTTCAGGCGTTCCTGCGTTTTCCCTGCAATTTTTCTGGTACCGGATTGAGTATTAAATTCATTCCACGCCCACTGTGTTATCGCGATCTGATATTCCCAACAAATAATCCCGCTGTAACACCACAACAACCAGGCTTTATGATGTTCTTCAAGAGACAGAACTGCCCGTCGCCATGATGATGTCGAAAACTCAACCTGACTTACCAGAGCAATTGATGAGCCTTTCGCCAGTGATTGTTTTCCCGGTATCGGTGGACTATCCCGCGTTATCATTCTTCCAGTCACTTCATCGCGGTACCGGATTTTTTTACGCCTGTAACGCCCTGTATCAAACATGGCATTCTCCTGCCAGGCTTCAAGCTGACCTTTTGTTGCCCCACTCAAATCAGCGGTAGCGATAATGAGCTGCTCACGCACAAACTGTAAATACTGGTTATTCATGCGCACTCCAGTTCTGTGATTTTTATCCCCAGCCGACCACCAGGAACAGGCAGTCCGCGCACAATATTGATTTCATCAAACTGCTCGTCGTCTATGAGAAGTCCGGCATGCGTCAGCGCATCCAGTGGTGCCTTCAGGATATTGTCCAGGTCGCGGCGGCGCTTATCCGGTGGCTCTGCAATAATCTTTATCGCCAGCCTTCCGGACAGGTTTAATTTCAGCCGCTGCTGGCGAACAATTAGCGCCACATCACGGCGATAACGCTTTCCGGCTTCCGAGATGAAATACGTATTGCCATGACGTCGCCAGTAGGTATTCACCGTCGGCGGGTAAGGCAAAACAAATTCTATGCGTTCAGTCATTCATGCTTTCCACTTCAGGACACCCGAATTTCTCGCGTGCATTAAAAAACGAATCAGCAACAACAGCTGGCTGCCGTGTTTTTCTTCAAAATCTTTTACCCCGGCGTGCAGTTCGTTATGACATTTACGGCACAGAGGAATAACAAACAAATCATCAGCCTTTGTTCCCATCCCTCCCAGTCCATGACCAATGATGTGATGCGGATCATCTGCCTGATTACCGCACGTCATGCATTTCTGCGTTTTTACCCAACGCGTGTATACAGGCATCTCTTCCCGTTGTGGTTTCTGGCGCTGGAGATACTGAGCCGGTGACTCCGGATCAACGGCAATGCTGACCACCGTCTTTTCCTGTGGCGGGTTTTGCTGGTGGGCGTGAGGCAGCGGCGCAAGATTTTTTGTGCGCTGCTTCAGTATGCTGGTGGCGGTCTGCTCTCCCGGTACGATGTCGCTTTCACGGTACATTGAGCGGATTTTTTCCGCACGCAACCCCAGCGAACGACGTAATACCGCTTCCGGTAGCGCGTCCGCCACCTGATTGCGGACCGCCCACCAGGATAATTCAGCCAGAGATAATTCACGCTCCTGCGTACCGCTTATTGCGTGACCGATGACGTCAATCATCCATGCTGACAGGTTTTGATGAGCAAGTTGCTCGAGTGATTCGGATGTCTGGTCACGCAGCTGGTTGTCGCAGTGCCAGCACAACACCATTGCGCCGGTACCATAACGGTGAATGACGGTTTCGCTGTGATGATAATCGCCGTGTGGCCACTGGCAGGATTTAATATGGCGCAACAGCCAGTCAGACAATGCACCAGCACCACCAGCAGCACGAATCACCCGTGCGTTACTGAAAAACGGCAGCAATGTTTTGTCTTCCACCAGCGGCTGGCGAACGGCAGGAACGACCCCGGACGGCAGATTACGCATGCTTTTCGGTTCAGGCTCCACCAGCACTCGAGGGTTATGAAATACTTGCATGGATTCACGGCCCGGCCTAAGGACCACCAGCCCAAGTTCCGGTACCAGAACAGGTCGAAGTAATATCCGCACGTTACCTCCAGATCCGTTGCTGGTATGTGCGGGATGGGCGCGGTGGGCGTTCGGAATAAGGGAGCCTGACATAGATTATCCAGTGACGATAATCGAGGCTGAGGGCTTTCTTAACCTCGTATCCGCGCCTGCGGTAACACTGAATTATCCATTCCGCCTGCTCTTCAGTGCATGGAGGATGCTGGAACCAGTCTGATTTGAATACGTGAAAACGCCGTCCGCGCCTGCTGGCAAAGACGGCAGAATCATTAGAATTGTGTAATTTGGTATCGTGCGCCATCGGTTGTCTCTGCTGGCGCAGCAGGTGCCAGTTGTTCAGGCTGGCGTGCGTATTGTAAACCAGAATGCCAGAAAAAAAACAAAACCCGCCGAAGCGGGTATGCTAAAACAAACTGAAGGTAATATGCCGGACTTGTAAAGGAACGATAGAATAATTATCGGATTAAATCCTGACTCAATCCATAGGGTTTACAGCGTTTTCACTAATAATTTACCGTCCCGCTATACATTACTGCCCAGTTTTAACGAAGTTTTTAAAGGAAACAATTGCCTGATAGGGGTTTGGTTGACAGCCAAACATATTATCGCAAAAAGGCTTGATGAAAATTCTTGCGGATCCATCTTCATTTGGCATTTTACTCACTTGATAAGCGAGGAATGGGCTATTTGGTGAAGGGTTATAAGTGGAAATTAGCGTGTCTGTCGCCGTTTGAATTTTCCATGAGGAATTATTAGCCAACCAGAATTGCGCTCGTTTCCAATAAAAGTCACATTGCTTTTCATCATTACATGTTAGTGGCTTCATTGCTTCTGCTTTCAACGCTGGATCGACCTTTGCTGCACACCCTCCCAACATTACTGTTGCAATCATTACACCTGCGACTAAAACAAGTTTCTTCATCTCCCTGCCCCATCAATAAAAGTTCGGTTCTCTAATAACTAGAGTTAATCAACGGAAAAAACGCCGAAGCGGGTTAAGTGCGGGTGCGTTGAGGATGCCTGACACATCAGAGGTGGCGAGGGATTTCTCCCCCGCCAGGTCTCTTACTCCTCAGGTTCGTAAGCTGTGAAGACAGCGACCTCCGTCTGGCCGGTTCGGATTCGTACCTCGCAGAGGTCTTTCCTCGTTACCAGTGCCGTCACAATGACGGTAATACAGATGACGATCAGGGCGACTAACATCGCCTTTTGCTGCTTCATAGCCTGCTTCTCCTTGCCTTTCGGCACGTAAGAGGCTAACCTAGATTTGCCGTTCATAGATTGAGCCTCAGATTAATGTTAAGCGTCTTGCCGGACGCGTAATGTTAACTGGGGCTTTTCTCTATCTGCCTTTTGGTGTTCATGCCTGAGACAGATAGCCTCAAGCACCCGCTGCAATTCTACTTAACTCTCCTTTTCCCGCAAACCGTTTTTATCCCCAGCGGCAAATCGAATACACCACCAGCGCCACCGCCAGTGCGATTCCTACCGTTGTGAATGCTTCAGACCAGGTCATCTTAAAACATCCTCCACGCTTATCAGTCCATTTCGTTTCAGCTAATCCATCGCCTTCTCCGGTAATTTGCAGTCCGGCTGAGCTTTTTTCAGTTGACTGACCAGTCGTTTAACCCACATTGTTAATTCGCTAACCTGATTACTGGATGCTAGTGGATTGTCAGCTTTACCCAGAATGGCAGCACAGCAGGCCTCTTTGAGTACCCAATCAACAGCATCTTTCCATGATCCTGTTTCGGCTGGCGGATTTTCACGCTTTACCTGTTCATAAAAGCGCACGGCTTTAACCAGTCCTTCTGATGTCACCGGGACTGGCGGGGCAGTGAATAAGGCCTGAATCTCATAGCTCGGCCTGTCGTTGCAATCCTCTTTTGTCGGTACATATTTCCAGTCACCAACCCACATCTTCTCCTGAAAGTCCGTAACGCTTTTTTTCACATAGCGATATCGCCATGCAACTGGTTTTGCCTGCCCTACCGTTTCATGCCCTTCCTGATAATTAATCTCGCTCATTCATCGCCCCACTCATCACAATATGCTTCGACAGGTGTTTTTCCTGCTTCGTAGTCATCACGCCAGGCTTCAGCATCAGCAGCACTTCCACCACGTAACTCTGCATAGTCCATTAACAGTTCATGCCATTCTTCAAAACTGACATTGTATTTAGTTGAACCAAAATCAGCCATTTTGTTCTTCCTCCTCGTCTTTTATTTCGTGATATGAGTAATTGCAGTAGTTAAAGAAAATTTCTTTTGCTTCGTCATGAATTTCATCTGGTGTTGCGTCATCGTCCACTTCGAATACATCCTCAAAATCTCCACCAGCTATTCCTGTTTCAATAATTATTTTGAACTTTCGCATTTCACTACCGCCCTTTCGGGCGGCCTCCTGATGATTTGAGGGTACAGAAATCCCTCCGGTTAAGGATTAAATTTTATTTACAGAACTGAATTTAATTATTCAGATATACGTATCTGTAACCTTACGAACCTACTCACTGGATGCCTATTTCATAAAAATAATCCAGTGGGTTTTATCGTTTTTTCCTGTTCGTTGACCGATAACAGGTTTTCTGTCGGTCAGTATCAATATCTGGCGAACAGGTATTTGCGTTTCATTCCATTTAAAAATCAGAACGCCGGATGGACGCAACACACGAAAGGCTTCTTTAAATCCCTGCCGCAAATCATCACGCCAGGTATCTTTATTCAGCCGTCCATATTTCTTTCCCATCCAGGCGTTATCACCAACACGCTCAAGATGCGGAGGGTCGAATATAACCATCGAAAAAGATGCGTCTGCAAATGGTAGTGCACGAAAATCAGCTATCAGATCAGGACTGATAATCAGGCGTCGTCCATCACACAATGTGTGCTCTTCCTTTCTGATATCGCTAAATATCGCCCCGGTCGTCATTCTTATCGAACCAGAACATGCGACTGCCACAGCACATATCAAGAATGGTTGCCGGTGCACTCACTGCGCTACCTCCGGAAAATTACCCTGATAGAAAGCCAGTACACGCTGCATAGCTTCGCTCTTCCGGCACTCGCGACAGATTATATTCAGGCGCCTGTCGTAGCGACGTATTTCTCCGTCAGGTAATGACCAGATAAGGTCCGGATCAACCACAACCGGTTTCTTCAGCTTTGCCCTCGATAATTTTTTGCGGGCATTTTGCCAGTCTTTACGAGCCTGTTCAGACGGGAATAACCCGTAGCCAGAATTGTATACATCGCCACTGGCAACCAGCTCTCTGGCGAGAACACTCATCAGATATCTTGTCGCACCTGTTTTCGCTTCCAGTTGTCGTAACGTTTCGCGCCCGCTCTGGCGCACGAGTTCAACAACCTGCCTCTTAATTTTTTCCCGCTCTTCTTGTGTAAATACTTTTGCCACAAGTCCTCCTGAAAATTACCTCATGACCTGAAATAAACACTTACCCCCTGAAGCCCGGTGGAATTTCGGTATCCGGTTCAGAAATATGATTCACACAACGCTGGTTGTTCGTGCCGCTTACCGGGAGCAACCAGGGGTTTTCAAAATTCCGGTCCGGTCCAAAAAACGTCGTCGCTCGCTGAACAAATTCCGTTCCCGTTTTCCCGGTAGCCGCTAGGTATCTTGCGTAACGCCTCACACCATCCAGCATGGCCTCTGGTGGCACCCCCTCGCGTAATCTGGCCTTCCAGGCACTGAAAGCGGATTTCTTCGGGTTTGCCCCGGCACGCAACGGGTATTCCCGCCAGACCTGTTCGAACACATCCGGATAATCCACTCGTCCCACAGGCTGCCCGGTGTTTTCCGGGACTACCCGATCGGCTTCCCGCTGAATGGCGGAATCGGCTTCAGGCTGCTGCAGTTGGTGTGATTGCTCCGGCCTTGCGGTCATCACCTGCTGCACAGCGCCCGAATCGGCTTTCAGCGCATACGCTGAATCGGCTTCCGGTGTCGTGCCTGCTGGCTGACCAGGATTGACGGTCTGAACATCCCCTGCCTGGTTCGTGGCATTTTTTACGCCATGGACCATAGTGTTTTGATCTTCTTGATCTGTATCTTTATCTGTATCTTTATCTGTCGTGACTCGTCGTGACATGTGCGTGACATTTCGTGACGCGCCGTGACAATCTCCATTTTGTTCCCGCTTTCTTTCCCTCTCTCGCTGCGCCCTCTTGCGCTCTGCAGGAGATTTTGCGGTTTGCGAAATATTGCCGTTGTCCTCTTTAAGCACCTGGCGTTTTTCCCATCCAGTGATTAAATCACCATCAAGTACCCGCCCCTGCATCGTCTGCAAAATTGAATCAATTACCTCTTCTGTCACGTCGAGCGCACTTGCCAAATCTTCTGTCGTGACATCAATGTGACCTCGCGTGACATTTCGTGACGCGCTCACCAGGAGGTGGATATACACTGCCATCACTGTTGCAATTGGCTGCCCTGACACCCTGGCAATTGTTCGCCACTTAGGGTCATTTGGCATGTCATGCCATAATCTGAGCCAAGCGTTAGCCATACTCACCTCTTCTGATACCGAATCTTTTTACTCACGAGTTGCCGGAAGCGATTCGATATGGCTATTGTCAGTCAATGTACTGCCACAGCATTTCCTGCCGGGCCACCACGGTTCATCTGATTGAAACCGGCGATTGCCACTGCGACAAAATCATCAGCGTCTCTCACCAATCGCTCCCGCGTCTCCACCAGCTCCCGAAAATAAGCTGAACTGTGGCTGCGCATTCTGGCCACCAGCAAAGGTGGCATTGCCTTTTCGATCGCTGGTAACAACGCCTGAATTTTTTCAACTGCATCAGGGGTGTCTTTCTCTACCCAGCGGAAAATTTTCTGGGTATTGCGAGCCAGGGCTTCCGGATGGCTGTCGTCATACAGTTCAGGAAACGTCATACCCAACTCAAAATAAGCCTGGGTTATTCCAGCTGCTGGAACTTTTTCGCCATCAGGACGCGCCCAGGCATTCATCGCCATGCGGATGTGTTCATGCTTGATTTTCATGAATCCCCCCTTGGTTAGAAGGCGGATTATGATCAGAACCGGGAATGACAACCGTCGGTATGTGTAACTCATATTTGAGCGCCCCGGCAGTGACTGCCTGAATTAGCAACGCCCATTTCCACGGAACCTCTTCCCCCCACATGCTGACTGTGGTTTTTGACGTTCCTAGAGCTGCGGCTGTTTTAACAACTCCGCCAAAATAGCCTAATACTTCTGATTTTTTCATAAGTCGCTCCATAAAACTGAACGCCAAAAGTTTAATAATCAAAACCAAAGAAAGTCAAGAAACAAAACCATCTGTGTTTTAAAATCAAAACATGAGCAAGCAAACAATATCTGAACGCATAACCCAACGTATGCATGCGCTAAACCTGAAAGGCAAAGACCTTGTCAATGCCACTGGCGCATCAAAAGGCTCCGTAAGTCAATGGATGAACGGTGGAGGAGCGCCGTCCTCGCGTTACATAAGTTCACTGGCAAAGATATTGAAAGTAAACGAAAATTGGCTTCTTAATGGAGGAGAGTTAAATACAGGTGATTCGCTTGATCTATCTTTACCGCCGATAAAAACGGTTCCGCTACTATCACTTCAGCAGGCAGCAAGCTGGAGTGATTATATGAAAAATTCCTCAATAACCTCTTGTGTGCAGCTTGTCGGAGAAATCCCGGCCAATACCTTTGCAGTTGTTCTAGAGAGTGACAGTATGTCAACATCTGGTGGGGGAGTTTCCATCCCAAATGGTTCAACAGTTTTTGTTGATCCCGATCGAACCGTACAACCAGGAAATATTGTCCTTGCCTTACCCAAAGGGACCACAACACCTGTCATTCGTAAACTGGAGATAGAAGGGCCGGATATTCTTTTAGTCCCCACGAATCCTCGCTACCCTTCAATTATGCTGGATGATCTATCTTGCATATTGGGCGTATGCTTTAAAATTCAACAAGATATTTAACCAACCTCATCTATTTGATTAACTGTATGCCATCGTGGTGATGGCTTAACAGCTGCCTGCTTAAAATGTTTTGATAAAAAAACATTGACCTGAAAAGTTCATTTTTCTAAACTTAATTCATTCCCTCACCCCACCCCACAGAATGCAGGGCAATACTTCGAGTTACCAGGCAGTGGTCAGGGGTTAAGTAGCCAGCCCGAGGCGTAAGAACATGACGGCAGGGTTCAACTTTAATAACTATGCAGCAGGTTTTTGTTCCGCTACCCCGGCGTTAAGGGGAAATGAGGTCAACATGGATACTATCGATCTTGGCAACAACGAATCTCTGGTGTACGGCGTGTTTCCCAACCAGGACGGCACATTCACCGCGATGACGTATACCAAAAGCAAAACGTTTAAAACCGAAAATGGTGCCCGTCGCTGGCTGGAAAGAAACTCAGGTGAGTGATATGGATTTCGACACAATCATGAAAAAGGCTTACGAAGAATACTTCGAAGGCCTTGCCGAAGGCGAAGAAGCTCTCAGCTTCAGTGAGTTTAAACAGGCGCTTTCCAGCTCGGCAAAATCTAACGGCTGATAAGCGAAGCAGCACCGCGAGGAATCAGTATGCAGAAACGAGAACCCGTCATCATCGCGCCAGACTATACCGATGATGAACTTTATGAGTGGATGCGCCAGAAAATTAATGCAGCGCAGGATCTGAAATGGGCCAATGAAGCCAGGGCTAAGCAGGCTGAAAATCTGTCCGCTCTGGAGCAGGATATCACCAGGCTGGAAAAAGCAGCGGCATTAAGCATTGCCAGAATGATTACATACCCGCGTTAATAGCTAACCAACGAAGCTAAGGTTGGTAATTAAGGAGTTCTCCACGGGTGAGGTGGAGTGCGTGCGCCGGACACGGGTGAGCATCCGGCACTGACAGTTTACTGAAAGGATATTTCCCTGAAAAGTCAGACCATAACGCGAAAGCGCACGGCGAGGTAGCTGGTTCATAGATAGCCTGTCGTTAAATTATCGTCGACCGTGCGCTTCCGGTTGTGGCACTCCGCGAAATGGCGCGGCGGTAAGTATGGCGGGGTTATTCCTTCACCGTTGAGGACACCGGGTTGTCAGGTTGACCATACGCTTAAGTGACAACCCCGCTGCAACGCCCTCTGTTATCAATTTTCTGGTGACGTTTGGCGGTATCAGTTTTACTCCGTGACTGCTCTGCCGCCATTTTTAAAGTGAATTTTGTGATGCGGTGAATGCGGCTAAGCGCACGCGGAACAGTTAAAACCAAAAACAGTGTTATGGGTGGATTCTCTGTATCCGGCGTTAATTGTTAACTGGTTAACGTCACCTGGAGGCACCAGGCACCGCATCACAAAACTCATTGTTGAGGGCGCGATAATGAAAACGTTATTACCAAACGTTAATACGTCTGAAGGTTGTTTTGAAATTGGTGTCACTATCAGTAATCCTGTATTTACTGAAGATGCCATTAACAAAAGAAAACACGAACGGGAGTTATTAAATAAAGTATGCATTGTTTCAATGCTGGCCCGTTTACGTCTGATGCCAAAAGGATGTGCACAATGAATCCAGTATTTGCACTTATTCTGACGGTTTTTCTTGTTTCCGGAGAGCCAGTTGATATTGCAGTCAGTGTTCACAGAACAATGCAGGAATGTATGGCAGCAGCAACCGAACAGAAAATTCCAGGCAACTGTTATCCGGTCGATAAAGTTATTCACCAGGATAATAACGAAATCCCGGCAGGATTTTAAAACAGCACCGTAATAAATATCCAGTTTCATTCTTATATGTCAGCAATGGCAGAGATTTGTTCACCCTTAAATCTGTGATGAGGTTTACCAATAATGAGCACTGATAAAGAAGAATTTGCACTATATTGCGAAGCAAAAAATGACAAAGTAAGAAAACGCCTAGGAATTAAAGGTGGTTTTTACTGGACTACAGCAAAAAAATTATCTGTTGCAATCTCCCGCTGCATTACCGCAATGGATGACAACGATTATGATGAAGACGACTTTAAAAAACCCGTCCGCGTCAATTTGCCCGTTGTTGACGACCTTCCGCCAGAAGGCGTGTTTGATACTGAATTCTGCAACCGCTATGAAAAAGGCGGGAAAGATGGCATCACAATGACATTTATCGGCCCTTCCCCCTCTGTTCAGGACAAACCAGCCAGCACTGACAATACCAACATCAACGGCGAAGACATGACTGAGATTGAGGAGAGCATGCTTCTGCCTGTCTCCGGTCAGGAACTGCCCATTCGTTGGCTTGCTCAACACGGCAGCGAAAAACCAGTAACGCACGTTTCACGCGACGAACTCCAGGCATTACACATTGCACGGGCTGAAGAACTACCGGCTGTTACTGCCCTGGCTATTTCGCATAAAACCAGTCTGCTCGACTCGCTGGAGATTCGCGACCTCCACAAACTGGTTCGTGACACTGACAAAGTTTTCCCTAATCCTGGTAATTCAGACCTGGGACTAATAACTGCTTTTTTCGAAGCATACCTGGACGCTGACTACACTGATCGGGGTCTGCTGACAAAAGAGTGGATGAAAGGAAATCGTGTTTCACGCATCACCCGCACGGCTTCCGGTGCTAATGCTGGCGGTGGGAACAAAACCGATCGCAATCCGAATTTAGTACACACCCTCGACACACTGGATGTGGAGATTGCAGCAGCCACACTTCCGATGGATTTTAATATTTATGAAATTCCGGGCAGCGTTTATCGTCGCGCAAAAGAAGTAGTCCTGAACAAAGAAAGTCCGTTCAAAGAATGGTCCGCAGCACTTCGTGCAACCCCGGGTATTCTGGACTATTCCCGCGCCGCTATTTTTGCACTTATCCGAAGCGCACACCCTGAATTTTATCACTACCCGGGACGCCTTCAGGGGTATATCAACGCCTATTTGACGGAAACTGAGCACGAGAACCCCAGCAAGGAAACTCTCACAGCTGCCCGGCATACGCCGGAAAAAGATATCCTGGAAGAAATTAACCGCGAGGTGGTTACTGAGCGTGAAACAGAAGAAGAAAAACCACAACCATCTGACGCAATGGCAGGTGAACAGGCAACAACTGAAACAATGGAACCGGATACAACTGAACATGGCCAGAACGCGCAGTCGCTGGATGCTCAGTCGCAGGTGAGTTCCGCTAACCAAGTAAAAGTCACCGCTGACGAAGTAAACAAAATTATGCAGGCAGCCAATATCAGCCAGCCTGACGCCGATAAGTTACTTGCTGTATCGCGTGGTGAATTTGTTGAGGGGATTAGCGACCCTAATGATCCGAAATGGGTCAAGGGGATCCAGACTCGCGATTCTGTGAACCAGAACCAGCATGAATCGGAACGGAACGACCAAAAAGCGGAACAAAACAGCCCAAATGCGTTACAAAACGAGCCAGAAACGAAACAATCCGAACCAGTAGCGCAACAGGAACCGGAAAAAGTCTGCACCGCCTGCGGTCAGAGCGGTGGCGGCAACTGCCCTGATTGTGGCGCGGTGATGGGCGACGCAACATACCAGGAAACATTCGATGAAGAGAATCAGGTTGAAGTTCAGGAAAATGATCCGGAGGAAATGGAAGGCGCTGAACATCCACACAAGGAGAACCCTGGCGGCAATCAGCATCACGCCAGCGATAATAAAACTGGCGAGGCGACAGATCCCTTAATTAAGGTGAATGGTCATCATAAGCTCACATCCACCAGCAGAGCGGGGATTCATCTGATGATCGACCTTGAAACCATGGGAAAAAATCCCGATGCCCCGATTATCTCAATAGGCGCAATATTTTTCGATCCACAAACCGGAGATATGGGACCGGAATTTAGCAAGACCATCGATCTGGATACTGCTGGCGGAGTCATTGATCGTGACGTCATTAAATGGTGGCTAAAGCAATCACGTGAAGCGCAGTCTGCCATTATGACCGATGAAATCCCGTTAGATGATGCACTACTGCAATTGCGGGAATTTATCGACGAAAACTCCGGTGAATTTTTTGTTCAGGTCTGGGGTAATGGGGCCAACTTCGACAACGTGATTTTACGCCGTTCATACGAACGACAGGGTATCCCCTGCCCGTGGCGCTACTGCAACGATCGCGATGTACGCACAATCGTTGAGCTGGGGAAAGCCATAGACTTCGATGCCAGAACTGCTATCCCATTCGAAGGTGAGCGCCATAATGCACTTGATGACGCTCGTTACCAGGCAAAATACGTTTCAGCTATCTGGCAAAAACTGATCCCGAGTCAGGCTGATTTTTAATGTTCAACCCTAATTGCCGCTAACCGTATATAGTTAGCGGCGGTTATGAGATATAGCTATGAGCAGCTTATTTTTAACCGAAGATGAATTGCTAATATTAACGGGCTGCAAATATGCAAGCCACCAGCGAAAATGGCTAATGGAAAACGGGCTTCCGTTCTATACCAATCGTAGTGGCAAACCGATTGTCAGCCGGGATCTATTTACCTGCAATAAAACTTTACCACCACGCGAGGTAGAGCCGAATTTTGGTGCGATCTGATGGGAAGACGAAGGAAAAATCCTGAACACGAAAAATTACCTCCAAATGTATACCCAAATAAATATAGTTATGTATGGAAACCAACATCCAGAGAATCTGTCACACTAACCGCCATCAAGGATGGTTTAGCTGCTTTATGGAAAAAGTATGAGGAAACTGTAAATAATCGCGATCGTGCAATGACATTCGGTCGCTTGTGGGAAAAATTCCTCGCCAGCGCCTATTACAGTGACCTTAGTCCAAGAACACAAAAAGATTATCTGCAACATCAAAAAAAGTTGCTTGCCGTATTCGGTAAGGTACCAGCGGATTCCATAAAACCAGAACACATCCGTCGATACATGGACAAAAGAGGGGAGCAGAGTAAAACGCAAGCCAACCATGAAAAAAGCAGTATGTCCCGTGTTTACAGTTGGGGGTATGAGCGAGGGTACGTGAAGGCTAACCCATGTGCAGGTGTAAGTAAATTCAAGGCCAAAAACCGCGAACGATATGTAACCGACAAAGAATACCAGGCAGTATTAAGCGTTGCACCTCTTCCTGTTTTTATCGCAATGGAAATTGCCTATCTGTGTGCAGCGAGGGTTTCCGATGTGTTATCGCTGAAATGGGAACAGATTGGAAACGACGGGATATTCATCCAGCAAGGGAAAACCGGAAAAAAACAGATAAAAGCATGGAGCCCACGATTACAGGCAGCGATCGAAAAAGCAAAACAGTTACCAAAATCTGCCTATGTGATCAGCAATCAATACGGCAACCGATATATGTACAAAGGCTTTAACGAAATGTGGGTAGATGCAAGAAATCGTGCTGGAAAAATTTCAGGTATTTTAACCGACTTCACCTTTCATGATCTGAAGGCGAAAGGAATTTCAGACTATGAAGGAAGCAGCCGGGATAAGCAACTTTTCTCTGGTCACAAAACCGAAGGGCAAGTGCTAATCTATGACAGGAAGGTTAAAGTTTCACCAACACTTGATGTCCCGTTACCTGAAAATATTCCAAGAAAATATTCCAAGTAATTCCAAGTGTGATTTTTGTCACTGACTTAATGATGTGTAAGTGATTGAATTTTGGCGGAGAGAGGGGGATTTGAACCCCCGGTGGAGTTGCCCCCACTCCGGTTTTCGAGACCGGTCCGTTCAGCCGCTCCGGCATCTCTCCGTTCAGATGGTTGCCATGATGCCAGGAAATTTGGCATTTTAACAGTCCCTGTCCGTGCAATTTTGTTCAAGTGACGAGTTTGCGAGCAAAACGATGATTAAGTGGCCCTGGAAAGTACAAGAATCAGCACATCAAACTGCCCTTCCCTGGCAGGAAGCACTATCGATCCCCCTTTTAACGTGTCTGACAGAACAGGAACAAAGCAAATTGGTCGCTCTTGCCGAACGTTTTTTACAGCAAAAACGGCTTGTTCCTTTACAGGGCTTTGAGCTGAATTCATTAAGAAGCTGCCGGATAGCACTTCTATTTTGCCTGCCCGTTCTGGAGTTAGGACTGGAATGGCTGGATGGTTTTCATGAAATCTTAATTTATCCTGCGCCATTTGTGGTCGATGATGAATGGGAAGACGATATCGGTCTGGTGCATAACCAACGTATTGTTCAGTCAGGTCAGAGCTGGCAGCAAGGGCCTATCGTTTTGAACTGGTTGGATATACAAGATTCTTTTGATGCTTCTGGTTTTAACCTGATTATTCATGAAGTCGCTCATAAGCTGGACACCCGTAACGGCGATCGCGCCAGCGGAGTTCCCTTTATTTCGTTGCGTGAGGTTGCTGGCTGGGAACACGATCTTCATGCTGCAATGAACAACATTCAGGAAGAAATCGAATTAGTTGGTGAGAATGCGGCGAGCATTGATGCTTATGCTGCCAGTGATCCTGCTGAATGTTTTGCCGTACTTTCTGAATATTTCTTTAGCGCCCCAGAACTTTTTGCTCCTCGTTTCCCTTCATTGTGGCAACGTTTCTGTCAATTTTATCAACAAGATCCTTTGCAGAGACTGCATCACGCTAATGATACAGACTCGTTTTCGGCGACGAATGTTCATTAA